TCCCGATAGCTCAAATTCATCACCTTATTGTTAACCCGCGAGAATTTCGGCCCGCCGCCGCCGATAATCCACATATTGGGCGTGGTTTTCAATAGAAATTCGCGGGACTCTTGCCCTAATACACCAGATTATTTCTCGGCATTTAAATAAGGGTTGGCCCCACTTACAGCAGGCAAATCGCATGAACCGGCCCAATTGCCGACATGTTTACGATATTTCTTCTAATACCAATTACCGATCGGCTCTGCCAGATACTGAAAACCGCATTCAAGCCGGCTTCGCCCCCCCGAATACAGGCCTTTTCCGACTCGCATACTCGGCATTTTCAGGCCGTCTGCGCAAGAAAGACGCTCTCATTACGCGAGTCGATATGATCGTTAATCGACCGGTGCGGGTTGTCTCCCGTAGTGGCCGTCGAAGACGAGACATGGCCGGCATATGGCCGCCAGTAGCCTTTCCCTTGCATCGCGGACCCACGGTTAACGCTATTTTTACCGCCAATGGCGAGAATGCCTGCTGTCTTTGAATTGTACCTATCCCTTTAACTCTCTCTCTTTAATAATTGAAAAGAAAGAAGAAAAGGGCCTGGAATGTGAGGAAACGGGGAAAATGGCGACCCGCAAAACGCAGTGCGGCTGATATGAACCCCCACAAAAGTTACACAGGATATTTGTCGAAACCGTGGGACATTGATTCTGGTTAATGTGCTATAAAACAACTGCTTATTGCCATTCTGTGGGTGTCCCGCGGATTCCATCCCGGATCTGCCCCTGGGTACATTTTGGAGGTGTGCATGTATTTATCAGATACGCCAGATCCTGACGAGATTGCAGCGATGATTGCTGCTATACAGGCGGGTATGAGCAAGGGTGACTATCCTCATCCATGGCAACAAATTACTGTGGGTGATCGAACATGCTTATGCATAAGACTCTCTGATGCTCTGGATTATCTAAATGGAAACCCCGTGCATGCAGGCATGTTGGCTCAATTCAGGTGCCGCAATCCCATCAAGCTAGGTCGCTGGCTGAAGGCACTGAATCTGGTAGCTGCTGAGAGAGACTGGCGAATTGACGGCCGGAGGTACGGACATTTCAGGGCCATCGATATGGACAGGCTATCGGATATTTCGCATGGATGAGCTGATCGACAGGTTCCTGGAATATAAGCAGCGCAATGAGGGCCGGTCTGAGGCAACAGCGGTCAAGTATCGCCACTATCTGCAACTGCTGATGGCCTACTTCATGGAGATAGCAGGGGATCCTATAGGTGCGACACAGGAGGAACTGGAGGCGTTCACCGGTCTGTACCTGCACCGCAAGGGCCTGGCTCCCAGGAGCAGACGCACCGTCGTGTCGTGCATTAGAGGTTTCTATGCCTGGATGGCCCGCACTGGCGTGATCAAGTCATCTCCAGCGGCCGATGTGCCTTCGCCATCGGCAGGCCGGCGCTTGCCCAGGACCATGACCATTTCCCAGGCAGAGCAACTGCTGATGGCGCCGGGTGTCGAGACGTTCATCGGTGTGCGCAATACGGCCATGATCTCGCTGCTGATAGGCTGCGGGATCAGGCTCAGCGGCCTAGTTGGACTCAATGAGTCATCGCTAATCTGGACCCTGAACAAGGGCCGTGAGGAGCTGATGATCCGTGTCATGGAAAAGGGCGGGCGGGAAAGAATCGTTCCAGCACCAGCGGAATGTTGGGCGCTGATGCGTGCCTACCTGGGGCACCCTGAACTGGCGGCGATAGATCGTGCCCTCGAGGACGGTGACCAGGTCCTGTTCGTATCCACCAATAACCGTACCATCACCGAGGACAAGTACCGAGGCGAGGAGCGCAGGATCAGCCGGCGAACAGTCCAGGACATGATCGAGAGATACGGCAACCAGGTGGGCCTCCCGCGCGATATCCTGCACGCCCATGCATTCCGCCACCTATATGGCACCGAGCTGGCCGAGGATGACATCGATATCCTGCAGCGCCAGGCCCTCATGGGGCATGCCGATCCAAAGTCCACAGAGATCTACACTCACCTCGCCATGCGAAAGCTGCGGCAGAGCGTGGACAAGGCCAACCCCCTGCGCAAGATGCGGACGCCGTTCAGCGACCTGGCCCGCGAGCTGTCCGGAGACTGACCGTGACGACCCTGCCCGCGCATGTCCGCTACCACACAGGCGCGTGGAACCCACATTGGGCGGGCCTGCCACTGAGGTGTGAGCGGCTACTGCTGGGCGTGGGCGGAACCTCTGAATATTGGCTCTGGAGCGGGCAATCTCAAACAGGTGCATGGAATTCTGAACTGCGCCCTATGTCATTAAGCGCAGTTCGTGGATGTGCTGGTGTTGCTGGATCAGTGGGTTACATGATTGGGGGTGATCGTAATGCGCAGCTCGTCTGACGGGATCACCCATGTCTCACCCTGGTCCACAGGGGTGGGGGGTCGGCAGCCATCCCCCCGCCTCCCCCACAGGGGGGGTGGGTACCTGGATATCTGCAGTGTTTTTGGCTTTGCCGTACGGCCACAAAAAATCGCGCCGCGCCGACAGGTGCTACACTGGATATGATGAAAAAAACATCAGTCATATATGCGAGGGTCAGCACGAAACGGCAGGCTGAGGACGGGTTGCCGATCGACAGCCAGCTGGATCGCTGCCGTGCCAGAGCTGATGCCGCCGGCGCAGTAGTTGAGCGCGTCTTTGTCGACGGTGGGATATCAGGGCGTATCGAGTCACGCCCTGAGTTCCAGGCTGCCATTGATTATTGCGAGCGGAACGGTGTTGATTATTTCATTACCTGGTCAACCAGCCGATTCGCTCGGGACAAGCATACCGCGGCCACATACAAACGCCGCCTGGACCGGGCCGGAACCAGGCTGGTATATGTATCAGTCGATATCGATCGGGATTCTGATGCCGGATATCTCACAGAGTCATTCATGGAGGTGATGGACGAGTATTACTCGAGGCAGATCTCGAAGGACACCAGGCGCAGCATGATCCGCAATGCTGAACAGGGCTATTGGAACGGTGGTCGCGTGCCGTTTGGGTATCGTGTGGTCAGAGCCACGGATAATCCGAAGAGGCGCAGGCTTGAGATCGATCCTATTGAGTCTGATGTTGTGCGCAGGATATTCCGGATGCGCCTGGATGGCTCAGGCGCAAAAACGATCGCTATACACCTGAATAGTGTCGGGTCCATCAACAGGGATAGGCCATGGACAAAGCACGCGATCATGGCTCTGCTGCACAACGACATAATGAGAGGGTGCATGGTTTATGGCAGGCGTGACCGGCCCAGCAGGAAAATCAAGCCTCGGGGTGAGTGGGTCATTGTGAAAAGCCACGATCCGATCATCACAAGCAGCGATTTTGAGAAGGTGCAGGAGCTGATGGCTGGTGTCACAAATTCTCCAGATCACGGATCCCCGCTGAGCAACCACGTTTTCACTGGGTTACTCCGGTGTGGTGCTTGTGGTGGGAGTATGCAGATCCAGACTGCCACTGGTGGCAATGGGAAACGCTATAGCTACTACAACTGCCGCAGCGCCATGGTAAACGGGTCCTGCGAAAACAGGCGGATCCCTGCAGACGAACTTGATTCCTGGCTGATTGAGTCAATTACAGGCCGCCTGTTCACCAAGGAGAATCTGTCGAGAATTTTTGCCGATCTATGCGATGCTGTTAATGCATGGTCATCACACCAGGATGAAATTGTCAGCGGTTTGCGCAGGGAGATATCATCTCTCTCAACGAAAAACGAGAAAATGATGAGGATCCTCGAGGGTCTGGACGACGGTACTGATCCCGGACTGATATTGAGAGCCATGAACCAACGTCAGTCACAGATAGATGCCTTGAATGTGCGCCTGGCGCAGGAAGAGGCGAAGCCTCCGCCGAAACTGGACATATCAGCAGATGATTTTGACCAGCTGTCATCGTTCATGCTTAGCATCATGCTGAGTAGCGAAAACACACGGAAAACACGGGCTTTTTTCGCATCTGTGCTGGAAAAGATTATAATTGAAGACCAGCAGGCCAGGATTTGCTACCGTCCAGACCTGCTGGTGTCCAGATCCTCTGCGAATCCGTTCGCAGCAGAGGTGTGTTGGCTCCCCGAGCCAGCCCTGCTGCGAACACGTGATGTGCTGGTGGATCTTCCTGTGCGGTGGCGGAGGGCGGCATGATGGGGGTGGTCCGCGAGACACCGAGTGATGATGTGTCGTTTCGGTGCCAGGAATGCCGGCTCTCGTTTAAGGCTGCGCCCGGGCGTATCGATGATGTGCCAGGGCAGGATTGGCATCCGTGGAGGTATTTTGCTGCATGCCCTGAATGTGGCTGTGAGGCGGAGCAGGCCTGGTGGGAGAGGAATTTGATGAAGGCGCATGCCCGGGCTACGGGGCCGAGGTCTGAGGCCGGCCGGGCTGCGTCGGCGGCTAATCTCGATGGGCACCCTACTCCGGAGGAGGCGTTGCGGACGCGCTTCAACTCGATGAAGCACGGGCTCTATGCCCGCGTGGCGACTTATTTCCCCGCGCGTCCGGGCCGGTATCCACATTGTGACGGCTGCGGTTATCTGGATGAGTGCGCCGGCCAGGTGGCTTGCCTGCGCAGGACTGAGCTGTTCCTGAAACATCAGATCGCTTTCGAGACGCGCGATCCTGGGATGTTGACGGAGTTGCGCTCGGATACGCAGGCGGCGGTGCAGGGGCTGATTAACGATATGCTGCTGGCTATCGCTCAGGATGGCGGGCCCCGGATCCATGAGTTGCAGTGGTTTTATGACAAGGACGGCGGGTTCCATCTGGCTCAGTACACGGATGATCAGGGTACGAAACACCAGATCACTGAGGTGAAGGCGCACCCGCTGTTGCGCCCATTGATCGATTTCCTGGCCAAGAATTCGATGACGCTGGCGGATCTTGAGATGACGCCAAAGGCGCTGGATGACCAGGAGATGATGCGCGGTTATCTGGAGGATAAGCGGGCCGGGCAGGATTCGCTGGATGATTTCAGGCAGCGGCAGGAGGATGGGCTGGCGCTGTTGCGGAAGCTGATCGGTAACAGCCAGGGCGCGCAGCGCGATCCGGTGGTCATCGATGGCGAGGTGGACGATGGCTGAGCGGCTCAGCGCGGGGAAACGCATCGAGCTGCAGCATGTGGCTGAGCGTGAGGTGATGCGATACGCCGCGGATCATGCGCTGTGGCACAAGCATGTCCACGATGTGGAGCTGGACCCGGTGCAGGTGCTGAAGATGCTCGAGATGGATGAGCATCCTTATACGATCGATTTTTCCAGCCGGCGCACCGGCAAGACGGCCGCAAAGGAGTTGCACGATCTGAAGGATCTGGCCTGCCATCCGGACCAGGAGCTGGGTATCGTGGCGCCACGCGAGGCGCAGTCGCGCACGAATCTGGACTATCACCTGGACGCGATCCTGCGCTCTGAGATCCTGACGCATTTCGTGGCGGTGAAGGGC